TTTACCCCTGACTTAATCCCCAGGAGTTCCTTCCCAGCCGCACAGAAAGCAGTCCCAGGAACGTAATCCTAATACCCCAACCATCCGATTATAGGGGGTTAGGGGGCCTAATTGCGCCATTGAACTACACCTTAAAAATATCGCACCAAAATTTAATACAATTTAGGATCGGGAGATATTTCGTAAGATTTCACTAAACGATTCAAACCTTGCGATAATAACTGAATTACCAACAAAGCTTCATCGGGTCTCATATAAATCGTTATAGGTTCTATTTCAGGTTTTGTAAACTCTAATGCCAAACAATCTTCCTCCAGAATACCATTCTCTTCGGAAACTGCGTAAACATTAATTTCAGCCTTATTCTCAGGAAAGGTATAACCTGTTAATTTTAAATACATAAAACCTTAAAAATATCGGGCAGATTTTTTCTATTCCTTACAAAGGGGATAATTTCGTATCTTTGAGTTTCTATATTGAAGTCTGCCACAGAATTATGTTTCTCACAGAATTCCCTTAAATCCTTACTAAATTCGTCTTCCTTTATCTCGATCATTCAAACCTCAGTCGTTGTGATTATTAACTCTCGGTATTCCTCACATTTCACGCAGTACCACAGATTATCTTCCTCAGTTCCTTGCCAATACCCTCCGTGGGAATTATAACATTCCTCGTCATCCATTCTGATGACCACAATCTAAGCATTTACCCTTCTTGCCGTAAAGAATTCTATTACAACCCTTACAGACGTAACCATGATCTATTTTAGCCATTTTACCCCATTTTGTCGATATGCCATTTAAACGCCATTAGAGCCTCACTGGTGAGTTTCACGTGTAACCCGGTAGGGTATTACCTACCCGAAGGTTTAAACGCACCCACGGGCTTCTCTGTGGCTTTAAACACTATTTTAAATCCAGTGGAGGGGGAGTTTTCTCAAAAGTACCTATTTCACCCGATTGGCGCTTTCCAACAGGCTCTATCGAAGCATTTGCCATCTCTTCCATAAGCCTGATTAGGTTTTCGAGTTCTTCGTTGTTCTGTCTCGTCAGTAGCATTTAAACACCACGTACCAAATTTAGACGCCATTCTAGCTTTTCCTTCTCAGGATGGTTATGAATCCACTGTCCAGTCGAAGGATTGAAGTTTTCTTCAAACCATTTATCCCAGACAGGATTATCTGTTTTCTCTGAAATATCAATGCTTCTAGCAAGTTCGTCAAACTGAGCATCAGTCATAATCGGATCATCTTGAATTTCATAGGCATAAGCAGCTAAAGCTACCCAGTACCTCTTCCAGACTTCAGATCTTTCTTTCAGACGTAGTTCCATTCTTATATTTTACCCATTGTTCTAGATTACTAAAGATTAGTATATTCCTTCTAGTTAATATACTCTTAAGGATACTACTAGTCAAGTAAGGATACTCTAACTTAAGTTCTTCTGTAGCTGTATCTAAAGATACTAATAGTACCTCTATTCCTTTAGGGAAGTCTCCTATAAACTTAAGTCTCCTTAACTTCTCTACTTTCTCTAAATCTTCTACTGCCCCCATTGTTCTACCATAGCCTTTCCTATTCCTGTATAAGTTCTACTTCTATTCTTCCATCTGTCTTTACCCGGAGATTCATAGTGAACTCTAGGAATTCTACCATCCACGATATCCGTAGGGATTAACTTAGGTAGGTTCTTAAGCCACAAACAAGTAGCCTTAGTCTCTCCATGTCCGAATTGCCACGGCTGGATAATCTGATCAGGCTTACGAATCTTAGTGGATATTACCCCTATAGGATTCTCTATAGCTATCTTGTCTATCTTACATTCCATCAGTTTTCTAATAAAAGATAAAGCTTCTTTCTGTTCTTGTTGTCTGTCTTTAAACCACCGTGCTCCTGATACTGCTAAATGAGTACACGGAGGGAAGGCAATAAGCATATCCCAAGGTAAATCAAGGATATCTAATACATCACCTTGGTAATGTAATCCTTTAGTCTCTGAAGGCAAGAAATCACAAGAAACAGCTAAATGACCTTCTTTTGTAAAGAAATCTCTAACTATCCCTGAGAATTCACAAGCAATTAACACATTCATTGTTGACAGTCATATTCCTTATCTGTTATAATAGTAGATCAGAGTAACTTATACTCTTTTAAATCTATAGTCAATCTAAATTAAATATTTCTTTGCAAAGGAAAACAATGTCTGAAAATGTTAATATGGCTGGTGACAAGATCACCGTTGATAGCCTCTCTGTCTCTGGTCTTACCGATTCAGGTACTGCTACTGTCTCTTCCGTTACTATCGGTACTGCTGGCCCGCAGATTCTTGTCGGTGCGGGTGCTCCCACGTCTGTTACTGCGCCTAAGGGTAGCTTCTACCTGAACACAACCGGTTCGTCTACGTCTACCCGTGCGTATATCAATACGGATAGCGGTACGACTTGGACTGCTGTTACTACGGCTGCGTAATGTCAGATATCCATCCTCTATCTGGGTCTTCGTATCCAGAAATGGCTCAGAGTAATCCACTGGATGTTTCTAACCATCCGGATACTCTAATGCCTGATGGCAATAATAAATTTGCACAGGCTTATGCAGAAGCTAAATCTGCTTCTAAACTTACAGACTCTATGAATTTCTACGGGGCTCTGTCTAAGTTAGGGGTTAAGAAGTGAGCTTTGCAGCTGTCCAAAACAAGATAGCTAAGAAGGATGGTGTTTCGAAGAAAGCCGCAGGAGCAATCCTAGCGGCTGCTTCTCGTAAAGCATCTCCTTCAGCTAAGAAAAAGAACCCTAAGCTTAAGAAAGTCAAGGGTTGACTAGTGAACCCCATTCTCAAACATTGCTGTGATATCGGGTCTTTCTTAGCTATAGCTAGTGTAGCATTTAACGATGCTCTACAGATCTTACCTCCTATTGTTGCAATTGTTGGTGGTTGTCTAGGCGCGTATTACTATTGGTTACAAATTAAGAAAGAGCATGGCTCGAAGAAAACAAACAGAAGTAGACGCTGAACGGCAAGAGCGTCGAGAACTAGCTGAATCTTCACTAGAAGAATTCATCAAGCTGGTTCACCCGCTTCGTTGTTTAGGTGATATACACCGTGAAGTAATCCGCTGGTGGACAAGGCAAGATGCCAAGTCTCATCAGCTGTTATTGCTTCCCCGTGATCACATGAAGTCTGCACTTATTGCTTATCGAGTTGCTTGGGAACTTACTAAAGACCCTACATTAAGAGTTCTCTATATATCTAGCACGTCTAATCTAGCTACCAAGCAGCTTAAGTTTATCAAGGATATCTTCACTAACGAGACATACCGGCTCTTCTGGCCGCTGATGGTTGAAAAGGAAGAAGCTAAACGTGAGAAATGGACCGAGCGGGAAATTGCACTCGACCATCCTAAACGTAAAGAAGAATCTATCCGTGATCCTTCTATCTTCACTGCTGGTCTCACGACTAATATTGTTGGTCTTCATTGTGATATTGCCGCCCTTGATGACGTCGTTGTTCGAAATAATGCGTACACTGCTGAAGGAAGAGACAAAGTAGAAGATCAATACGGTCATCTATCTTCTATCGAAAGCACTAATGCACGTGAATGGGTTGTCGGTACTAGGTATCACCCCAGCGATCTATATAACAAACTCTCCTCTATTGAAATTCCTGAAATAGACGAGAACGGTAAAGTTCGGAAAGCTACGCCATTATTTGAAGTTAAACAGGCTCAGGTAGAATCTCTAGGCGATGGAACAGGTCAATTCCTGTGGCCTCGTCAACAGCGTTCTGATGGTAAGTGGTTCGGTTTCGATCGTGATACTCTCGCCCTCAAGAAAGCTCAGTATCTAAATCAACTTCATTTCAGAGCACAGTATTATAACGATCCTCATGATGTAGGCTCGTCTGCTATCGGGAGGGATCAGTTTCAGTATTATGATCCAATTTGGTTAAGTCGTCGTGACGGTAAGTGGTTCTTTAAACAGGAACGATTGAATGTCGTGGCCAGTGTGGACTTTGCTTATTCTACTGGTAGGACTGCTGATTATACATCTATTGTCGTAATCGGATTAGATGGCAAAGGTAATTACTTCGTTCTTGATATCGACAGATTCAAGACAACTAAGATTTCTGAATATTACACTCACATATTAAATCTCTACCAGAAGTGGGGTTTCAGAAAGATCCGTGCAGAAGTCTCTGTAGCGCAGAAGGTTATCGTCGATGACCTTAAAGAGAATTATATCAAGGTTAACGGTATTTCATTAGCTGTTGAAGAATATCGTCCTTCTAGATGGCAGGGTTCTAAAGAAGAAAGAATCATGGCTACTCTAGAACCTAAGTATTCTAATCAACAGATCTGGCACTATGTCGGCGGAAACTGTCAAGTACTGGAAGAAGAATTAATGTTTGCCAATCCTGCTCACGATGACGTCAAGGATGCGTTAGCATCTGCTGTCGATTTTGCACAAGGAATGGCTCCAATCAATTTTACAAGAATGAGTATGCAAGCAATTCAACCATATACATTTCACTCTAAATTCGGCGGTGTGGCGTGACCAGTAAAACTCTTGATCTATCGGAAGTCTTAGAGCCAGATTATATGGCGACTAAGATCGCCTATACATGGATTCAGTGGGATTTACTCCGGCAAGTTTGGAAGGACTCTAAAGAAGAAGTCCGACGTTACGTTTACGCTACTGCC